CCCGCGTCACTTCGTACAACGACCCGACAGGGGCGAGCGCCAGCATGGCGAGGGCTTCTTCCCTCGATGCGTGGTCTTGCGGGCCTTTGGAGGTGATGACCTCCATCGGCAGTGCCGTTTCTTCGCCCTCAGGCGTGTGCAGCACGCCGTACTGGCGGTCGCTGTACAGGTAGCCGCCTGCGTACCGCTGTGGCAGCGGCAGGTTTTTGGTCATGAGCATGGCTTTCTCCAACAGCACGCCGCTCCCGACGGGAGCATCAAGCGCACTCGCAAGGGGGACACGTGTCTCCCTTAGCGGCTACGCTCAGAACTCGTAGTCTTCCAGCGCCGCAGGCGCATATCCGCCCACGGGTTCGCTCTCGTAGACAGGTAGATCGCACATTTGTGCAGCCTCTTGCGGCAGTTCTTGCACAGGCAGTTTTCCGCCGTTGTGCACGAAGCGCGTGGCGTAGTAGAGAACGTCCACTTCACTCTCCTTGCAGGGCTGTGCCCTGACGTACGGACAGCGCCCGACGGGCGCGTCACATCCGCACTGGTCTGCGCCCCGTAGGACGCAGCACCGCTGCGGACGCAGCGATGATGGGGGGGACATGATGTCCCCCCTGGGGGATCACTCGAACGTGATCCCGTCTTTGACGGCCTTGAGCACGCCCGCTACTTCGGCCTTGCTCAGGCCTGCGGCCACGAGGGCCGCGATCACATCGGTGGCCACGCGGGCCACGACGCGACTCCGCACAGGCTCAGCCTTGTGCTGGCGAGAGCCACCGACGAACTCCGGGTGCGCACGGCGCAGACGCTTCAGACGCTGGTACGCCGCAGCGTCTGCCTTGGGCAGCGTGCCGTCCGCGTTCAGGGCCACGCCGTACTTGGCGGCGATCGCCTGGATGCAGGCGGTTTCGTAGGCGGGATAGGAAACCCGCTTCGCTGCCTCTTGCAGGGCGAGCCACGCTGTGGCGAGGGCATCGCCGTGGGTCAGCACGGCAGCGATTGCAGTCTTCAGAGACATGTGAGATACCTTCCGATCATGGGGGACATTGTGTCCCCCCAGCGTACACGACGCTGGCACGTCGAGAGCGAAGTGCTCTCATAAGTAGTGCTACCCCCCTGCCGAGGGGGTCAAAAGACCCTGCTGCGGCGACCCCACCCCTCCCCACCACCCCCCTGTGCAGGGCTGATACGCGACATAATATAAACACTAATCCACAACCATAATCCTAAAAATTACAAAAACTGCGGTTTTTACAAAAATCGCCCTTTTCTAAAATAAAAATAAAATTTTTATAAAATTTCTACAAAAATACCTTACACACTGTCCAGTGTTTGACACGTATGCAGAAAAAAATCCCGGGGAGCAAGCTCAACCCGGGCCTAGGCACAGAAGCCTTTGTAGTATAGGCTTGCGACGCGCGGGTTGCAACGCTACACTGCGCGCACTGGGGCGCTTTGACGCGGCCCTGCGCCATATGCTGGAACACCTCCTCGATTTCGAGCCGCCCATTGAAAGCCCCGACCGTGTAGTGCCGGTGGCACAGGTGTCTGCGCCAGAACTTGTAGCCGCTCAACAGGGCACCGTGGACTGGCTGGCTTCCCTGGGCGCGCCCACCGAAGACTCTACCGACGCACAGCTTGCGGCGTCGCTGGCACAACAGGCCTTCACAGCGGTCACGACGTCGACTCCGACGCCTGATCAGCACGCTGCGCTGTTGCAGTTGAAGACGCCTCCGGCGGTGCGCCACCTTGTGGGCATGTTGACCGCCTACGACTGGGCATTCGTTGAGCAGGCGCGCGAGCTGCGCGGCTACGCGGTGTCGCAGATCTTGGAGGAGACGAAAAACCCCGACCCGCGCATCCGCTTGCGGGCGCTGGAGATGCTGGGCCGCGTCACCGAGGTGGCGCTGTTCACCGACCGGGTGGAGGTCAAGAAGACCAGCGTCAACGACGCCGAGTTGGACGCCAAGATCAAGGAGAAGTTGTCGCGGTTCATGGCGGTCACGGACGTCTCTGACGTCTCTGACGCCTCCGTCGTCCTCGACGTCTCCGACGTCTCCGCCGAGGCAGATGCCTCGTGAAGTTCCCCGACTTCCTGACCCCCGCAGAGGCCGCAGCGCTTCAGCGCGCGTTGCCCACGATGACGGCCAAGGAGAAGGCCGAGCTGTTCGACCTGCTGGAGGAGCGCGAGAAGCGCGCCAAGCTCAGCGCCGCCCGCACAGGTCTGCTGGGCTACGCCCACGCCATCTACCCGGGGTTCAAGGAGGGGCCGCATCATCGCAAGCTGGCGCAGATCTTCGACGCCGTGGTCAGGGGCGAGAAGACACGCGTGATCATCAACATCGCGCCTCGCATGGGCAAGTCGGAGTTCTCCTCGTACCTGTTCCCGTCGTACTTCCTCGGACGCTTCCCCGAGAAGAAGATCATCATGGGCACGCACACGTCGTCGCTCTCAGAGGACTTCGGGCGCCGGATCAGAAACCTCATCGAGACCGAGGACTACCAGCAGATCTTCCCCAGCACCCAGGTGGCTGATGACCAGAAGGCCTCCGGCAAGTGGTCGACCGCATCGGGCGGGCAGTACTACGCCGTCGGTGTGGGCGGCAGCATCGCAGGCCGGGGCGCGGACCTGTTCGTGATTGACGACCCGCACTCGGAGCAGGACCTGAAGGCGGGCACACGCACGCCCTTCGACGCGGCATGGAACTGGTTCCAGACCGGCCCTTTGCAGCGCCTGATGCCCAATGGGGCGATCATCGTGATCATGACGCGGTGGTCGCAGATCGACCTCACGGGCCAGTTGATCAGCCACCAGATCAAGAACCCCGACGCCACGCCTTGGGAGATCGTCGAGCTGCCCGCCATCCTCAACGAGAACACCGCCGAGGAGAAGAGCCTGTGGCCCGGACAGTGGCCGTTGGCGCAGTTGCAGGCAAAGCGCGCAGGCATGGACCCGCGCTTCTGGCAGGCGCAGTACCAGCAGAATCCCACGAGCGAGATTGCAGCGGTCATCCGGCGCGATGCATGGCGTATATGGGAGCGTGATCAGCCGCCCAGGTGCGACTACGTCATCCAGTCATGGGACACCGCGCACGAGACCAAGACCGCTGCGGACTTCAGCGCCTGCACCACGTGGGGCGTGTGGTTCAACGAGGACGACAACAACAACGCGCACATCATCCTGCTGGACGCCATCAAGCACCGTTGGACGTTCCCGGAGTTGAAAAAGCGCGCGTTGGAGTACTACAAGGAGTGGGAGCCCGACACGTGTCTTGTTGAGAAGAAAGCCGCAGGGGCGCCTCTGATACAAGAGCTACGCGCAACCGGCGTGCCGGTGTCGGAGTTTTCGCCTTCAAGAGGTAAAGTTGGCACAAAGACAGACAAAATGGCGCGTTTGAACTCCGTGTCGGACATGTTCATGTCTGGGCGCGTGTGGGCACCGGACACTCGCTGGGCTAAAGAGGTCATTGAGGAGGTTGCCGCGTTCCCCGCAGGGGACCACGACGACTACGTGGACACGTGCATACAGGCCCTGATGCGCCTGCGCATGGGCGGGTTCGTCAGCCTGCCGTCTGACGTGCCGGATGAACCGCCACAATTCCGTGGGTTCAGGAAGACGGCGTACTACTGAGGAGCCAGATATGGATAAACTTGACCCGCAGACGCTGGTGATGCTTGCGAGAGAAGGTATTTCACCCGCAACGTTGCGCGAACTTTCTACGCAGGGAATGCCAGCTAATACTGCGGGCATTGCAGATTTGCTTGCGTACATGGCTCCGCAGTTGCAGGGAACAAACGCGCGGGGTTTTATAGTGTCAGATCCGCGTGTTTCCCAAAAAGAACAAAACCGAGGCGCTCGCGGAGCCATTTTTGCCCGACCAGATGCGGGCCCCCAAACGTTTGCGCACGAAGCAGAACACGTAATGGCCAAGAAACAGCTAGGCCATCCGCAGGCAATCAATCAAAAATTTGACGAATTGATAGACAACCCCGACGCGCGCAGCAAATGTGTGCTGGCTGCGATGGACGCCGCGCCGTATCTCAAAGAAAAATACGGGCTTGACAGCGGGTACTTCAGCAAAAACTTGCTCAAACGTAACAAACCAGAAGTGCTGCTTTACGAGCAGCTAGCAGAGTTGGCGGCAATAGAGCAAACGCTCGGCGTAGATCTTACAAAAGATCCGCAGTTGCGCAAAACGCTGTTCAAAGACCGTGACGTGCGCGAAACGTACAACGCAATAACAGGGCTTCGTCAAACGCGGCTTGATGCGCGTGATTTGCCCCCGTATACACGCCAACCCGAAAAGAATACTGCACAATCGCTGTTTGAAAAAGCAAAAAAATCGCTGGGTTTCAATGGCGGCGGCAACGTGAAACTGATTTAAGGACACAACATGGCAACGAACTTCGACCGGGCGATGACGCCCTCTCCCCTGGCGCTGCTGCCGGAGCCCAGCCTGGACGACCCGGGCATGATCGAGATTGAGATCGAGAACCCGGACAGCGTCACGGTCGGCGTAGACGGCATGGAGATCACGCTGGCGCCCGGCGAAACGGGCCCGGAGGAGTTCGGTGCCAACCTTGCCGAAACGATGCCTGAGGACGCCCTACAGGCCCTGGCGAGCGACCTGCTGGAGCTGGTGGACGCCGACATCAACAGCCGCAAGGACTGGGTCGAGGCCTACATCGACGGGCTGGAGGTGCTGGGGCTGAAGTACGAGGAGCGCACCGAGCCCTGGTCGGGCGCGTGCGGGGTGTACAGCCCGCTGCTGGCCGAGGCGGCGATCAGGTTCCAGTCCGAGATGATCACCGAGACGTTCCCCGCGCAAGGTCCGGTGAAGACGCAGATCGTCGGGGCGATCAACCGCCTGAAGGAGGAGGCTGCGGAGCGCGTCCGTGAGGACATGAACTACCGCCTGACCGAGGAGATGGTGTCTTACCGCCCGGAGCACGAGCGGTTGCTGTTCTCCCTGGGCCTTGTCGGCGCAGCATTCAAGAAGCTCTACAAGGTGCCCGGGCAGAAGAACCCCGAAGCGCCGTACATCCCCGCAGAAGACCTCATCATCCCCTACGGCGCGGCCAACGTGTACGTCGCCGAACGCGTGACGCACATCATGCGCAAGACCAAGAACGAGGTCAAGAAGCTGCAAGTGGCGGGGTTCTACCGCGACGTGGAGCTGGGCGAGCCTGAACACATCGTTACCGACATCGAGAAGAAGAAAGCCGAGGAAGAGGGCTACGCGCTCAACGAGGACAACCGGTACCAGTTGCTGGAGATCCACGTCGACTACGACATGCCCGGGCATGAGGACGAGGACGGTGTGGCGCTGCCCTACGTGATCACGCTGGAGCGCGGCACGCAGCAGATCCTGGCCATCCGGCGTAACTGGGACGAGGACGACGAGACCCACCAGAAGCAGCAGCACTTCGTGCAGTACACGTACATCCCGGGCTTCGGGGCGTACGGGCTGGGCTTCTTCCACATCATCGGCGGCTACGCGCGCGGCGGCACGTCCATCATCCGGCAACTGGTCGATGCGGGCACGCTGAGCAACCTGCCCGGGGGGTTGAAAGCCAGAGGACTGCGAATCAAAGGGGACGATACCCCCATCGCCCCGGGCGAGTTCAGGGACGTCGACGTGCCCTCCGGCGTGGTGCGCGACAACATCATGCCGCTGCCCTACAAGGAGCCGTCGCAGGTGCTGGCGGGCCTGCTGGAGCGCATCACGGACGAGGGGCGCAGGCTTGCAGCCATCGGGGACTTGAAGGTCTCCGACATGTCCTCCGAGGCGCCCGTGGGCACCACGCTGGCGCTGCTGGAGCGCCAGCTCAAGACGATGAGCGCCGTTCAGGCCCGGGTCCACGCCAGCTTGCGGATGGAGTTCAAGCTCCTGAAGAAGCTCATCCGTGACGACACCCCGCCCGATTACAGCTACGAGCCCGAAGGGGCCACGCGCAGGGCCAAGCAGAGCGACTACGACATCGTTGAGATCATCCCGGTCAGCGACCCGAACGCGGCCACGATGGCGCAGCGGATCGCGCAGTACCAAGCCGTGTTGCAGCTCGCGAGCAGCGCGCCGCAGATCTACAACATGCCGCAGCTCCATCGAGGGATGCTGGAGGTCATCGGGATCAAGAACGCCGACAAGCTCGTCGCGCTGCCCGAGGACCAGAAGCCGCAGGACCCGGTCACCGAGAACATGCACGTGCTCATGGGCACGCCCGTCAAGGCGTTCGTGTACCAAGACCACGAGGCGCACATCATGGTGCACCAGTCGTTCATGCAGGACCCGAAGATCGCCGCCACGCTGGGGCAGAACCCGATGGCCCAGCAGATGATGGCCGCGCTCATGGCGCACATCGCGGAGCACACGGCGTTCGCGTACCGCGCGCAGGTCGAGCAGGCGCTGGGGGTGCCGTTGCCCGCGCTGGACGAGGACTCTCAGGCGCCCATCGCCCCGGCGGACGAGAAAGCCCTGGCTCCGCTCATTGCCGCTGCCGCGCAGCGTACGATGCTCCAGAACCAAGCCGCCGCAGCGCAGATGCAGGCCCAGCAGCAGGCGATGGACCCGACGGTCCAGATGCAGATGCAGGAGCTTCAGCTCAAGGCGCAGGAGTTGCAGCGCAAGGAGGCCGACAGCCAGCGGGACTTTGCGATTTCGCAGCAGAAGCTCCAGCTTGAGGGCCAGCGCCTCGCGCTGGACGCGCGCAAGGAGGGTGCACGGCTCCAGTCCCAAGAGCGACAGGGTGACAAGCGCATCCAGGCGGACATGGTCAAGAGCATGATGAAGCCGCGCCCGCAGCCTAAAGGACCGGCCAAATGAACGTGTTCGAGGCGGCGCTCAAAGAGATCGTATGGAAGCGTCAGTCGCTTGAGACGGCGCTGTGCGGGGGTCAAGCAGAAGACTTTCCCGCATACAAAGGACTCGCAGGGGAAATCCGAGGTCTTTCCTTTGCCGAGATGGTAATCAACGACCTTGTGCGTAAATTGGAGAATGGCGATGAGTGAACTGCTCCTAGCGGATGCAGAGGGGAGTACGTCTGTTTTGCCTCAAACTGACGCCGAAAAGGCACGTCAAGTGCCCGATCCGGCGACCTACCACATTTTGTGCATGGTGCCAAAGGCAGAACAGGAGTACGAGAGCGGTCTGGCCAAGGCCGGACAGACGATGCACTACGAAGAAGTGCTGTCACCCGTGCTGTTCGTGGCCAAAATGGGCCCGGACTGCTACAAAGACCCCCTGCGCTTCCCTTCCGGGCCGTCGTGCAAGGTCGGAGACTTTGTGCTCGTGCGTCCGAACTCGGGCACTCGACTGAAGATCCACGGAACCGAGTGGCGGATCATCAATGATGACTCCGTTGAAGCGGTGGTTCAAGACCCGCGCGGCATCAAGCGCGCATAAGGAGTAGGACATGGCTGATTTCAAGTTCCCTGACGAGCAGGAAAACGACAAGGCTGAAGCCAAAGTCGACTACGAGGTCGAAGGCGACACCGAGATCGAGGTCATCGACGATACGCCGCCGGAGGACCGGGGCCGCACGCCGATGAAGGACCCCCCGCCGGAGGTGACGGACGAAGAGCTGGAGCAGTACGGCGACAGTGTGCGCAAGCGCATCCAGCACCTCTCCAAGGGCTACCACGAGGAGCGCAGGGCCAAGGAAGCGGCGCAGCGCGAGCGCGATGAGGCGGCGCGACTGGTCAACTCGCTGCTCAACGAGAACAAGAAGCTCCAGGGCACGGTGGGTCAGGGGCAGCAAGTGCTCGTCGAGCAGGCCAAAAAGGTCGCCCAGACCGAGCTGGACGAGGCCAAGCGCAAGCTGAAGGAGGCGCACGAGGCATTCGACACCGACGCCATCATCGAGGCGCAAGAGGCGCTGACCAGCGCAAAGATGCGTTTGGAGCGTGTCAGTACTTTCAAGCCTGCCCCTTTACAACAGGAGCAGAATGAGGTACAAACTGCACAGCAGTCTCCGGCGCAAGCGCCGCAGCCGCAACTGGACCCCAAAACCAATGCGTGGATGCAAGCCAATCCTTGGTTCGGGAAAAACAAGCGGCTGACGGCCTTTGCGATGGCGCTGCATGAAGAGCTTGTGGAAGAAGGCGTCGACCCTCGGGATGATGCATACTTCCAACGGATCGACTCAGAGCTGCGCGAAAACTTCCCGAGCGCGTTTTCCTCGGTGAAGAAGCCAGCAAAGGCGTCCGTGGTGGCACCGGCCACGCGCAGCACAGCGCCCAAGAAGATCGTGCTGACGCAGTCGGCGCTTGCCCTTGCAAAGCGGCTCGGCTTGACGCCGGAGCAGTATGCCCGCGCGGCAGCAGAGGAAATGAGGAAGCAAAATGGCTGATCGTACCCCCCGTGATCTGGACACTCGTGCGCGAACCGAGCGTCCTCGCCAATGGGTTCAACCCGATCTTCTGCCGAGCCCGACCCCTCAAGAGGGGTACGAGTACCGGTGGATTCGCCTGAGCACTTTGGGCACGCATGACCCGAAGAACATTTCTTCCAAGATGCGCGAAGGCTGGGAACCTGTCAAAGCAGCCGACCACCCCGAACTCATGATGGCCGGGAACAACGACAATCCTCGTTTTCCTGACTGCGTCGAGATCGGCGGGTTGATGCTCTGCAAAACCCCCAAAGAGTTCGTTCAACAGCGCAATGCCCACTTTCAACGCATGACTGACGGGCAGATGCACTCTGTTGACAATTCGTTGATGCGCGAGAACGACGCCCGCATGCCGCTGTTCAATGAACGGCGCTCGGAGGTGAAGTTCGGACGTGGTGCAGCAAACTAGGAGTTCTAGATGTCTTACCCCTCTGTTGATCGGCCTTACGGCCTGATTCCGCAGAACCTGATCGGCGGACAAGTCTTCGCAGGTTCGACGCGGATGATCCCGATTGCCTCCGGCTACACCACGGGTGTGTCGGGCGGCGGTCTTT